GTAAAATAAGAATTTTTATTTTTATGACTCGTAGGTATTAGTCCCAAACATTTATCCATATCTTCCAAATATATTAACATAGTATAAGACGGATATTTCTGTCCATCATTAAAAAAATCACCATTATTATCTCGATGGCATGTGTGTACAGAAGATTTTTGTATTATCCATATATAATCTTGAAATACATAGTCAGGTGATATTCCATTTATAATTTTTTTTAATTCTGGATGATGTAATAAATAATCCTTCGTCTTTTTATATTCTCCTTTTTCGCAATATGTTTTTAATGTATTAATTTCATTATGGTTTAATATTGATTTATGAATGTAGAAACCATCTCGTCCTAAATCATAATCTTTTGATAAATAAATATTATCGCTTAAAAATACAGCATAGATAATGAGTATACCAAGTATTAAAATTAAAAAATATATTATTGTCAAAGTATTATATTTCATATATAACACATTGAATCTTTGCTAAATTATGCAGTTGGATTTAATGGTTTTGTAATTAGAATTTGTAATTATCTAATTACAAAAATGATTTACTCGATTAATTTCATTTCGGATAATTCTTTTAAGTAACGCTTTGAGCAGGACTCTACAAGTAATCCATTGGCATAAATACCATAGTTCATGTAATAGTCCTCGTGGTCTAAAGCAATATGGTAGATATTCGTAGACCCCTCTTTCTCATAAAGTTGGGCACGATCATCTAAGTGAGCCATTAAACGATATTTATGATCAGTTACCATTAAACGACCAAGTTCCTCATTGGTCTTTTCCTTTTGTTCTTCAGTTAGTGTATCTACTAATATGGAATGGCATCCCGTAATAACTAAATCTTCTATTACTTCAGGGTAGTGCTCTTTAGTGCATTTATATAATGCGTTCTTATTGCGCTCTCCAGTAAGTACGTGATGAATTTCCTTATGGCCGATCATGTTAATGGGAACAAGACCGTTCTTTACGGTTTGCACAAGGTCACCCTTCTTTAAATCTTGAACTTGCACATATCCTTTATCAGTAAGGATCTTAGAATCCTCCTTAAAGCAAACATTATTATATAATCTAAAATCGGTTATCAATAAAGATTCATCTATGTCTCCAAAATACATGGTTCCCCACCAATCCCAGTAATTATCCGAACTGTAATTATTACCATAAAAGCCAATATCATAAATTTGTGGAAGTATAGGTTGATCAAAATCAATAGGACCATTAAGTCCTGATATACCCATTCCTGTAAAAGGATTAGAATAGGAATAGACATTTCCATAACTATTAATGTATAAAGTTATGTTTGTAACCCATGAAGGTATGACATCATCCCACGGTTCATATTGATTCACATCAAGTGTTAACAAAATATAAACAGTGACGTTTGGATCTAATGGATTCCCTGTCATTAAGGCAAGAGAATTAACGTTATCATAATTGGAATATTTTGAATATTCTAATTTGTAGGTTCTGATATCAGGAGTTGGTGGTATCATTGGTCTAGCCACTACAGCAGGTTTAGGGCGTTGCGCTCTTAACGCGGCAAACTCTTGGTTGGGGGTTCTTTTAGACATCCTCTAAATATATTATATCAAAAGATTAGAATTTGTAATTACTAAATTACAAATATGAGTTTAGTTGAATTATTATGTATTGTAGCGATTTTATTATAAAGGAAGAATACCCCTTTTTCTTAATAGAGTGTATTATTGTATACAAATTATTAATTAGATAATCTGATATTGGTATGCCCGATGCCGATAATTCGTTAATGATTAAATTGATGTACATAATTACAAAGTATTTTAATTGTTTTTTGCCAATAGCATAAATTACGTTATTCAAATCATTAATTATTTTTAAAACAACGTCACGATTTGATATAGGTGTTGGCTCTGGAACAGGAATTGGTGTTGGTGGCGCCGGAACAGGACTAGATACAGGAAAAACATTATTTTTGTATTCGCCTTCTATATTACCTGGAGGGCTTGTATTAAATACTATGTCTGCAGCGCCACTTGTAGTATTAATAGATATTGCGATAGCATAATTGGTACTTGCAGCCCATACTAAGCATGTGAAATGCCCAGTAGCAGATGAAAATCCTGGTTTAGAAAAATCATAAGAAGATATTTCGTTGTACCAGGAATCTACTGCTAATTTTAATAAAACCATTATATCAGTTCCATAACCTCGGAAATATGCAAGGTTTTCACCATACTCCATTGACCCGCTGTGTTGAAAGAGGTTATTGGATAGTAAATTGTAAGACCAGTTTTGTGAATAGGTTTGTATAGAAGAATTCCAAACTACTGGTGGTGCTTGGTTTAAATTTCTGTAATTATTAATGTAATTTGTGATTTCTATGATTTGATCTGTAGTAAGAATTGGTTGAATAATTGGCATTATATAATTTATTAATATATTCCTAAAAATGCAGCTAAAATAAATATATTTCACAAATATTACAACTGCATTCACAATAATAAATTTATTAATTACGTAGTATAACTTATTTTTTAGTAAGAATATAAGTTATATGATTTCGCTCAATATTAATTATAAATATAACAGATCGGAATTATGTGCTATAGGCGCAATCTATGATACAGACAAATCGTCACTAAGAAAAAATGTAACTGCAGATAGACATTGCCATCCATACACATTATTTTACGATTCGCTCTTTAAAAATCAACGAAACAACGAATTAAATATAGCGGAGATCGGTATTTTAGAGGGCTCTTCATTATTAATGTGGAGAGAGTATTTTAGAAATTCTCACCTGTATGGTTTTGAATATAAGGATGAACTTATCGAAAAGTTTTTGAATAATTATGACAATACAAATATAACTTTATCGAAAATAGATGTTACAAATAGAGATAGTATTATTAGCGCATTTAAAACTGTAGATGTTATGTACGATATAATAATAGAAGATTCAACCCATGATTTTTATGATCAAATGAGAGTAGTATTAAATATACATCAATATTTAAAACCTGGTGGTATAATGATTATAGAGGATGTTTATAAAAAATATAACGAGGCCGCCTATATTGAAGTTTTACAACCTATCTTAGATCAATTTGAGAAATATTATTTTGTTACTCTTGATCATTGCAATAAAAATTCCACTGGTTGGGACAATGATAAGTTATTAGTTTTGATTAAGAAGGGAGAACCTATATTTAAAAATACTAATAAAATAACAATAATCACACCTTCTTACAGAGTAGAGAATATACCAAAATTAAAAGCCAGCATTGATTTTAATTATGTAAACGAATGGATAATCGTATACGACGGTAATAAAATTACTGAAAACCCTAATTTATTCGAAAATAATAACGAACAAAATAAGATAAGAGAATTTGTTTATAAAGGAGATGGCATATCTGGAAATCCACAAAGAAATTTTGCTTTAAGTAATATGCGATTCGACGATACGTATTTATATTTTTTAGATGATGATAACATTATTCATAACGATTTATATAAATTGCTTGACATTATTGATAATGATAAAATATATACATTTAACCAAGTAGATAGAATTAAAGGAGATAAATTTGGAATAGGAGTTATAGATAGCGCCATGGTTCTGATTGATTATAAAAAATGCAAAACCGCCAGATGGAGTCCCAATATCTATGACGCAGACGGCTTATATATACTAGAGAATTATCTCAATAACCGAGAAAATTGGATATACGTAGACAATGATCTTAGTTATTATAACTGTATTTAGAAACCCTGCAGTTGTCTTATGGATTCATCACAAGCAATCTGTTCTGCCTTCTTCTTAATCTTATGTTTACCTTCACCCAAGAATAGGAATATTTTCCCATTTTCTGACATATGCTGATGTATTTCACTATATGATACAAACTGACTAAGTGGAATAGATTTTGAATGATTGACACTGTGAACAGGTTGTCCTAGACATAAATAAACACCCATATGATAACCTGTGTCTACATTATGTTCTTCAATCTCCATATAGTGAGGTGTTACCTTGAATTCCTTTTGGATCTTTACCTGTAGAATATTCTTAAAATTATCATCATTTTTAATCAAATTTATCCAATCAACATGTTTCTCAAATACATTTTCAACGAAAATTTGAACCATTTGAAAACCCGGTCCAGTAAGGAATACATCTTTAAACCAACCATCTTCGTCGTTTACTTTAATTTTATTACAATCTAAAAATATTGCTCCAATAAACGACTCAAAAAGGCAGCCAAGTTTTTTTAGATTAGTTCTAGTTTGCTTTGATTCTGCGTGCTTTGATAAAACAAACCAATTATGAAGTCCCATTTCATATGCTATTTTTCCGATTGCCTCGTTTTTTACCAAGGCAATCTTTTTTTCTGTCATAAACCCCTCGTTCTCTTTAGGGAATCGACGATATAAGTAATATTTAGTAATACATTCTAGAACTCCATCTCCCACAAATTCTAGGCGTTCATTTGATTTAGTATATAATGGCAAGCAATCATTAGGTTTATCAGCAATAATTATATTGTTTTGTTCGTTTTCAATATTTGGGCGCCTTATATAAGACCGGTGAATAAAAGCACGTTTATAAAGTTCGTAGTTGTTAATCTCTACATCTAAACCATAGTTTTTTAATATTTGTAGGATATTATATTCAGAAATCGATTTATTTAGGGGATTGTATGGATCAAAAATGTATATCTCGGATCCATTTGCGCCATTTTCAATACGAATATCATCATCCATATTCATGTTATTTTTTAAATAAAATGAATATTGAACTATATTATATGGAATCAATTTTCTATATTATTTTCTTTATTATTATTTCGAGTTTATAAAAAATATATTTAGTAAGTATATACCTAGAATAATGCCAGTCCCTAGTAGCGCTTTTCGCGGATCAAATCGTGCTCAAATGATGAGCAATACTAATACTACACAACAACAAGGTGGCGGGAACAAGAAGGCCGGATTTGCTTACCAAGTTGGCCGTGACTCATGGACATCCATTTACATGAATGGATCTGCTCCTGTTGTCAGCAAACGTGGTTGCGCATCTTTGAAGTGCTTGCAATTCACAGTTAACCCCAACGTACATATCTCTCGCCCTATTGGATCTACATACCGTCCCAATACTTATTTCCATATTCCTGGAACTCGTTAAGGTGAACCTAGGTTCCATTTTAACCCCCTCCTTTTAGAATGGTAATTGTAGGTTCATGAAGAAAAATTAGGTTCCCTTTTAACCCCTCCTTTTAGAATGGTAATTGTAGGTTCATCTTCTTCTCTGAAGTAATGTATAAAAACTAGGAAGGATTCGAAGGAAACCTAGGTTTCCTTCTCATAAGTTATTTATTGAAACAATATAATGTCTTCTTTAGCATTATATTATTTATGCGTATTATTATTGATAAACGAGAAAATGGACTTTATGAGAAATGCCAGGAAATGCTCGCGAAACAGACAGTCCCATTTAATTTAACTTTAGTAAAAGAAGAATTGAAAATAGGAGATATGTTATTTCAATCCGATGATTTTCAAGATATTCTATTGATAGAGCGCAAATCTTTTGCTGATTTGCTAGCATCAATAAAGGATGGTCGATATGAGGAACAATCCCATAGATTATTAAACGCGAGCAATTTGCCTCCTCATTCTATTATTTATTTGTTGGAAGGTATGTTTACCCAGTTAGCTAATCCTAAAGATAAGAGAACTATCTATTCTTCTATGACAACTCTGCAGTTTTTTAAAGGATTTAGTGTTTATCGCGTGTCATCATTGCAAGAAACAGCAGAATGGATGTTATACATGGCAGATAAAATAGATCGAGAACTAGAAAGAGGTAAAATTCCCTATTATTTTAGTTCGCCTTTCTTAAATATGTATAGAAAAGTAGAGGGCAAAAGTAAGCTTTATTTACCAAATAGCAATCCAGATTTTATTTCGAGATTCAATGTTTTTAATATGGATTCTGGCGCATCTGAACCTACCTTAGAAAGTGCCAACACAATAATTGAACAACCAACCAATTATTGTAATTTTGTTAAGAAGGTTAAGAAAGATAACGTAACTCCTGAAAATATAGGGGAAATAATTCTATGTCAAATTCCCGGAATTA